CATATAAAACAATAAGAGGACCACTAAAATATCTTTTTGGTGAAAATCCAGTTATACAAGAAGCACAAAAGGGTACACCTGAAGGAATTGACTTAGCAAAAATACCTAATTCTGGTGTTGGTAGACCTGATTGGGTTCCTGATGATTACCAACCTGGCACTATTACACAAGGTTTTGCTCCTGAAATGAGAGTTGATCCAGACAATGAATATACATTAGCATCTGCTTTCGATGATTATGAAGATGCAACAGATTTTCTATCTGTTGCAGATAAAATGAAAAAAATGGAATCAAAAAAATGGAAAGACGAACAAGCAAGTCGTGATGACCAAGAAAAAGGTGGTGTATTAACGGAAAAGTCTGCTGGAGAAACTACTGGAGAAACTACTGGAGAAGATACTGCTGATTCTTTTGAAACTCTATTTAACGCTAGTATGAGTTCTTACGGAGCTGCTCAAGGTCAAGAAGACACAGGCAAAAAAACACTTGAAGATTATAAAAAAGAGTTTGCAAAAGCAACAGGATTAGATGTTTCAGGCAAGCCAGATAAATCAAATGCACTAATGGCATTAGGATTAGCATTGATGCAAAACAAAGCTGGTAAAGGATTTGATGTTGGTAAGATGTTAGGTGCTGTTGGTGAAGCTGGAGAGAAAGCATTACCTGCTTTTACAAAAGCTAAACAAGAAGCTAAACTTGCCGCAGCTAAAGCTGGTGAATACGCTTTGGGTAAAGTTGATGAAGATGAAGCGGAAGCAAAATTAAAAGCAGAAGAAATGCGTGAAAGAACAAATATGTATATTATTCCTAAAGGGGATAAAGGTGGTCCATTAAGTGTTGTAGATGCAATGATGAAAGGTAAAGGAGAATTTAAACCTTTAAATAAATATGAATTAGCTCATTTACATGAAGATGAAGATTTTATGAGTAAATTTGATATTGTCGATGCTTCTAAATATGATGATATTCTTGCAGAAGCTATGAAAACACCAGATGCTAAAAAAAATTATCAGCAAGGTAAAGAAGAATTTGTTTTATTTAATGATTCGGATATTAAATTAAGTGCTCAAGTACCAGATTTTAATGTTGCACCAGATGGGTTTAAACCAAAATTATTTAATTCCACTCAGGCTTTAGCAACAGTTGCACAATTAGAAAGAGGTCTTGTAACCGCAGAAAACAAATTTAAAGATATTGCAAATTTATTAAATCAAACAGGTATAAGTTGGGGAAGTCAAGCTCGTAGTATAGCTGTTCAATTAAGTAGAAATGCAGGAATACCTTTATCAGACGATACTGATCCAGTAAAACAATTACAAACTCTTTTAACTGAATTAAGTGCTAAAGAAGCAGCAAATATTTTAGGTGAAAGTGGTAAAACATTGTCTGATACGGATAGAAGATTAGTTAGTACCATAGTGGGTGAAATTAATTGGTTTGAAGCAGATGAAAAATTACTAAAAAGAAAATTAAATAGATTATTTACGGATATTGTAGGAACAAGAAGAAATCAAATAAGGCAATCTTATGAAACTTTAGCGTCTTTTGGTATTAATATAAATCGAGAAACTACTGCTGGTGGAGGGTCTGGTGATTGGAGTTATAATAAAGAGCAAGATTATTGGGAAATTGTATAAATGGGTATTATTAAAATTAAAACCCCTACTGAAGGAATTATAAAACTTAAAATTGCTGGTGAAAAACCAACTGAAGAAGAATTATCTAAAATAAAATCTCAATTTTTTAATGTAAAAAAAGAAACACAATCTGGTGATTTTTACGATTTATTACGTGAATCTAAAAAAGCTGATGAAGATGCAGATTTTGACTATGAAACAGGTGCTCCATCAGGGATACGTGCTTTAGTTTCTTTTGGAGAAAAAGAAGAGGAAAAAGAAGCCATACTCCTTAAAAAAGTTGGTAAAGATGGATATACAAAAGATTCTAAAGGAAGGTTAGCACTAACACCTCAAGGTCAATCAAAAGTTGGCATGAAGCCTTCTGACAAAAATATTGTTCTTGAAGAAAAAGGTACGTCATGGGGTGATGTAGCTGATTTAGCAGGTATTCTTCCTGAAACAGTTGGTTCTGTTGCTGGTGCAATTATAGGAGCCCCTGGTTTAATTACAGGTGCTCTTGGTGCAGGAGCAGGAGCCGCAGCAGGTCAAGCTGTTGAAGAAGGCATAGAAAGTTTATTAGGTGTTCAAAAACAGACATTACCAGAAATTGGGAAAGATTTAGCAAAAGAAGCCGCTTTGGCAGGTACAGTAGACTTTGTAACTATTGGTACATTTAGAGCTGGTAGGAAATTAATAGGTGCTGGTGCATCAAGAATGGCTGGTGATCCAATGGATGCAGTAAGGGGTTCTGATCTTGTGAAAAGAGGATATAAACCAAGTCTGGAAAGATTAGGTGCTCCTGCTCCGTTGGCTTATTCACAAAAATTTGCTGAAGGTGCAACAAAAGATTACCAAAGAATAATTAATAACACTAATTTGGCATTTAAAGAAAAAGAAAAACTGTTAGAAAATTTAGCAGATTTAGATGCAGCAGGTCAGTCCTTTGCAAGTGTTGCTGGACCTAGATACCAACAATTAGTTGGAGATTTAAATAAATCTCGTGAGTCTGCTTTAAAAGCAGTAAGAGATAGTATTGAGGTTTTAGAAAAAAGTGTTAAAGGTGATTTTGATATTGATGAAGTAGCTTTAAAATCAATAAGAGGTTCTTTTAAAAATTTTCAAGATGTTGCTAATAAAAAGTATAAAGCAATGGATGATGCTTTAGAAAAATTAAATAAAGATTATGCTGGAACTTTTCGTAGTGATGTAAGATTTATAGATACAGAAAGTCTTAAAAATCTTGGTGATAAAACTATGCAAAGAGTAGTTAATACTCTTGATACTAGTTTATTAGAACCTCAAGTGGGTGCAGCAATAAGAAGAATACAGGCATTAAAAATGGATGATGGCACATACCGAGCCACTTTTGATCAATTATCAAATCAAAGAAAACAAATTAATGATATTCTTTTTTATGGCACATCAGATTTATCATCTGAAGGAAGAACACAATTAACTGGTCTTTTAGACGAATTCGACCGTCTTCTTAGTGCAGATCATTTAAAAGGTTTAAAATTTGACAATCCACAGATAGCAAAACAACTTAAAAAAATTGGTAAATTAAGAAATGACGCAGCTATTTTTTACAAAGAAGGTAAAGTGCCTTTTGATGATTTAGAAAAATTAGGAATAATAAGAAATGTTAGAGAAACTTATTATAATCAAGGTAAATTTGATACAGATAAATTTTTTGATAAAGTTATTAAGGATAATTCACCACAAAGATTAAAAACTATATTAGATTCTCTGACAACAGGCAAAATAGTTAAGGGAAAACCAGAAATAAATGCAGTTGCTAGAGAAGAATTAAGATCGCAACTTGCAAGATCATATTTAGATAACGCTCTTGGAAAAACAAATTTAGATTTGTTTAACCCTACAATGTTTAATGGTAAGGCTTTTAGAAATCATATCCATAAATTAGGTACAACAGGTAAACAATTGTTCGGTGATAAATGGAGTGATGTTCAAAAACTAGCTGATACTATTGGTCAAACAAGTCTTACAAATATTGATGATGTAGCTCTACAAAATATAGTTCGATTGAATGCTGATAAAGGTATTATTGGTTCTATGGAAGATTTAGCTAGAGTTTCAAAGGAATTTCAAGAAGCTAATTCAATATCTGTTGTTAAAAAATTTAATGATGGAACTTTAACAGCAGAAGATGCTGCTAGGGAAATGATAAGAACTAATATAACAAGTTCAGAAGTTACTAAATTGCAAAAGTTTTTTGGTAATAATCCTACAGAACTTGAAACCATTAGACAAGCTGTTGTTACAGATTTATTTGGTTCTGTTGGTGATGACATATTTACATCTCCTGCAAAATCAAGGTCTTTACTTGATGCTATGAATAAATACAAACCAGGTGTTTTAGAAAAAATAATCGGTCAAGATCATTATAAAGTTGTAGAACAATTTGCAAAAGATTTAGTTTATTTGGGTGATGTTGGTAAAGAAGGTAGTATATACGCAGCCACTTTTGCAGCACATCCTATTGGAAAATTACCTGCTAACGTAAGAATGAAAGGAATGGCAAGATTGTTTGCAAGTCCTGCAGCTCTAAACTTTTTTGCCAAAACAGGTACACCTAATCAAAGATTAGGAAGAACTATGGACATTCTTGGTAAAGTAACTTCAGGAATTGCACGAACAACTTCTAGTACAAGACAATTAGGAGCACAAGCAATTGCAGAACAAGTTGGTGAAACTACTGAAGAAATTAAAAGACAATTTACTCCAACACCAGTTATGTCAAGTCCGAACAATTCTTCGAGTTTATCACAGGTAAATGTAGCTCAACCAACATCAAGTGCTGGTAACATAAATCCGATTGTTGTTCCTAACGCAACAACAAGAGCAACATTTGGGAGTATATAATGGATATATCGAAATTAAAAGACCAACTCATCATTGATGAGGGCGTAAAATACGAGTCCTATTTGGATCACCTTTCCCTAAAGACGTGTGGAATCGGGCACTTGTGCAGAGAAGATGAACCAGAATATGATTTGCCTTTAGGTGCTAAAGTATCTGAGGACAGAGTTACAGAACTCTTTGAACAGGACATACAGACTGTGATCCAAGATTGTAAAAAAATCTACGATGATTGGGATAAGCTACCAGAGGAAGTAAAACAAATCATAGCAAATATGATGTTTAATCTGGGCAGACCAAGATACAGCAAGTTTCGTAAACATATCCAAGCTGTTATGGATGGTAGGTGGCAAGAAAGTGCCAACCAAATGCGTGATTCGAGATGGTATCGTCAGGTGACAAAAAGAGCCGAGCGTTTATGTGAACGTATGGAAAACTTAGAAGTTTAAATTAATTTGCAGAACTAATTTGTTTTGTAGAACCAATTCCTAAATTACTGTATCTTTTTTCATATTCTTTCTTGACAAGATTAGAAATTTGTTGACCAATTTTTCTGTCTTCATCTTTTGCTATTATTTTAATCTTTGTGTAAGTATCCATATTAACACTTACACTTTTCCACTTTTCATTTGAAGCCATATACAGTATCCTTTCTAAGATATGATTAAAAAAAGTATACACTATCCTAGACAGTATGGGAAGTATAATAAGTATAACGCTAAAAAAACAGAGTTTATGGGATATAAGTTTGATTCCAAATGGGAAGCCGAGCGTTATGGACAACTTGCATCTATGCAAATGGCAGGAGCAATAAAAGATTTACAACGCCAAATTAAATATGATATTATAGTTAACGATCAAAAAATTTGTCGTTATATTGCTGACTTTGTTTACACATTAGTAAACGAAGATGGGTCAAAAGAAGAAATTGTTGAAGATGCCAAAGGTGTTCAAACTACTGATTTCATTATTAAAAAAAAGCTGATGAAAGCAATATACAATATAAATATAAAAATTTCTAAAAAAAAATAAAAAAAGTACTTGCTATTTCCGTATAAATCCCATACCTTTAATGGGTAAGGTTTTTTAATCATTAAAAAGAAAGGAGGATTTATGACAGCATTAGCTACTATCGCAGAGAGCTTGGCAACTCATAAAGAAACTTTAGTTCGTAACTACGAACAAGCCAAAAAAGAGTTAGAGGATTTTAATAAATCTCTTGAAAGCAGATATTCTGATACTGCTAAAGAGTTGTTAAAGCAGGAAGGAAAAGACTTTGGTACTGCAACTCTAGTCGAAAATAATCATAAAATTAAAATTGAAATGCGTAAGAAGATTGATTGGGATCAAAATAGTTTAAGAGATTATTTAGAAACTCTCCCACCTGAAGAAGCATCTCACTACGCAAAGGTCAGCATCACAGTTCCTGAATCTAAATTCACTAATGCAGTTCCTGAAGTACAGAACAAATTAAAAGAATTTAGAACAGTTAGCCTTCAAGGTGTGAAGGTAACCTTTGAGGAGATTGAATAATGGTATTTAAAATTATAGATGCTGAAACTCGACTTAAAGAAAAACGAGGACATAAAATAGTTATTGGTGGTCCGAGTGGTGTAGGTAAAACTACTCTTGTTCGTACACTACCATCAGAAAGCACTTTGTTTATGGATTTAGAGGCAGGGGATGCCGCTATTCAAGGGTGGCCCATAGATGTTATCCGTCCTAGAACATGGGAAGAATGTCGTGACTTTGCTTGTTATCTTGGAGGTGCAAATCCTGCACTTAACGAAGATCAAATATATTCTGCTAGTCATTACGAAAGAGTTTGTCAGGAATACGGCAACCCTACAGAAATGTTAGCAAAGTTTGATACAATCTTTATAGACAGTATTACTGTTGCTGGTCGTCTTTGTTTTCAATGGTGTCAAGGGCAACCCGATTGTAAGACTTCAAGTGGTCGTTTAGATACTCGTGCTGTGTATGGTATGCAGGGCAGAGAAATGATGTCTTGGCTTACTCATCTACAACATATTCGAGATAAAAATGTAATATTTGTAGGTATTCTTGATAGCAGAGTAGATGATTATGGTCGTACTAATTATGACCTTCAAATAGAAGGTTCTAAGACAGGACGAGAATTACCAGGTATCGTAGATGAAGTTATTACTATGGCTATTATGCCAGGTACTGAAGAAACAGGACCCTATCGTGCATTTATTTGTCACACTCTTAATGAGTGGGGTTATCCTGCAAAAGATAGATCAGGTAAACTTGAATTAATTGAAGAGCCTAATCTAGGTAAGTTGCTTAACAAAATGTCAGGCAACCTACCAATAGGAGAAAGAAAACTAGACTTTAGCTTAAAAGAAGAAGGAGGTGAATGATGTCTATAAATTTTAATGATATAGAACCTAGTAGTGGTTCATCTGGGGAGTTTGAACTTATCCCAGAAAATACTATTGCAAGAGTTACTTTACAACTTGAAGGTGGGAATGTAGAAGTTCCTGAATTTGGTAGAGGTAACTTTTTCAAAGCATCGCAAGGTGGTGGTAGGGCTAAGTGGATGCCTGTCGTATTTACCATCAAAGGTGGTGACTATAATGGACGTAAAGTTTGGCATAGAATTTTTGTTGATGGTGACAAGATGAGTGATCGTAATGTTCCTGTTGCAAAAGAAATTGGTTTAAGAACTATGCGTTCTATTATAGAGAGTGCTCGTAACATTAATCCTGATGATACAACACCAAACGCACAACAAGCTAGACAACTCAATAGCATTGAGGATTTAAATAATATGGAGCTATGTGTTAAAATTGGTATTGAAAAAGGAACGAATGGATATGCAGATCGTAACAGATTGATTGTTCCATTGACTCCAAATCAAACGGGTTATATTGGTGGGTCTACTTCTACATCACCTGTTACACCACAGGCACAACCTCAACAAAATCAAGACGGCAATGTGCCAGATTGGGCGAAGTAATGGAAGATAATAACATTGAACTTAGTCCTGATTTGTCTGCAAAAGAATATGCAAGGCGACAATCGTTGAGGAAAAAAATGAGAACCCCTCATTCTGTAAATATATCTTTTACTGATGAAGAAAATGAGGAGTTCTTGGGTAAGAAAACTGCTTTTGAGAATAATGTGGGATTTTCTGTGTCGAAAGTACAGTTTTTGAAATCTTTGGTTAAAAACGCAAATTTTTAAAAAAATGGCTCGTTTAAAAGACCACCAGAGGGGTGGAAAGACATACCTGTGTATGGTTATACCCCTCTATTTTGACTATAAATTTTAATTTAACGAAAGCGAGGTAAATTATGGCTATTAATAAAAAAGAAGATAAATCAACAGGATTAACTGTTGAAAGACTAAAGCA